GACGCATTCTGGTCTTTCCTGTAATACCATTTAATTCGTTGTTCAATGTTCAGATGCCAAATATGCAATTCTGGAATCCCACGGAAATAATACTCAGGAAAACCATTTGCATTCAAGTGATTTTCAAGATTGTCAATTGCTTCTTTTAACTTTCTGAGTAATTCTTTCTCAACTGAATTCTCAAATTCATATCCCATATTAAATTACTCCACAATATCCGGAGATCCTAAAGTGAATTCCCATTTGCCCCATAATTCTATAGAGCACACAAAGAATCCACTCTGTTCAATTTCAAATCTCAATCGTGCTGGTGTGTCACTAAATGTGATGCAGCGTGTGGCAGTTAAAATTACTTGTGTACCATTAACTGTCAATTCATAGTCTTTCATTAAAATTGTCCCACTTCTTTCTAGGGATAAGTTTCGCGCCATATGATTGACCCTACGCCCTTCTGAGGCAAAAGTCAAGCTGTACTTTAGCGTTATGTCCTTTGTTTTCAAGGGGTTACAGGTTTTTACCAACTGTACACTTAGTGTACACTTATGTGAAGGCTTGTTAATGTATTCATTCTTAATCATACTATTACGAATATGATTAAAAATGAGCACAAAAATGCCACACCCTAGTATTGACTCCCAGTTAGAGAATCAGTACTAAAGTGTGGCGATGGTTAGTTGTGTTACAAATATATCACTTGTGTGATTCTAAGAAGCGGGCAAACTCATCCATAATACTCTTTTTGTATTCCTGCGGGAGTTTGCCAGTCTCTTTGTATAGCCTACGGTCTAGTCCTTTTAGAGACTTTGCTTGTTTTGTTCGCGCTTTCTCAATTTCTTTGTTCAGTCTCTCAGAACGCTCATGCGCGATGACTTCTGCCCATTGCTGTTCACGGCGACGCGCCGCTTTAATTCGCTCCACTGAGATTCTCTTGTCATAAACTGAACAAAGTATGTTGAGTTTAGCTGACAGCATCCCAATGTCACGCGCCATTTGCGCTAGATCCATTCGTTGCAATTCATCGAAGGATGCAAATTCGCTACTTACTTCACTCAGGAAGTAAGAAGTGAATCCCAATGACTCGACTAACTGGGAATCCAATTTACACTTGGATTCAGTTATCTGTGTTTTACTCGCATCTATTAAAGATGGAGATTCATCTGGATGGAAGATCTTACGAGACCTCATTCCTTCTCCCTTATAAACTCACATGAATCTGCGATTGCATTCATTAGTTGTCGCTCCATTTGAACAAATTCCCACAATAAGGTAGCCTACTAGGTTAACATACTAACTCCCATTTAATCCTGGGGGCGATAATATGTATGGCTAGTAGGCTACAGAGTTCTAGGAACTAGTTCTCAGTCTCTCCCGACTCGCTTTCCTCAACATCTGGAATCTCACTATCGTCAATTTCATCGGTGGGCGCGACCGTAGAGTACTCCACTGTCAAGTCAGAACGAAGTGTGAACAAATTGGGCAGTTCAGTCACAAACGGCTTACCATCGTTTGACTGTTCTTGAAACGTCATAAACGCACTGATTTGCTCGGGAGTAGCATGAAAGATTGTCTTCATGCTCTCCACAACCTGACAGTTAGCAGCCACGGAAGCAAACATTTCTTTGATTGTCTGTTGTACCGTCTGGTACATATATTGTTTCCATTGACTCTCATAGAGCTTACGGAGTGATTCAACGTTCACTGATTCCACAGGGGCATGGTCAACCGTCACCTTTACGATTGTCCCCTTGTCGTCTACCTTAACATTAATCGAGTTCGTCTTAGTTCTTGCCATAATCTTACCATCTTTCTACAGTTTATCGTCGTGTTATAGACGTGCTGGTCACGACACTAATGCACCCATAATTAGATCATGGATTAAGTGTCGCGCCACTGTTACACCCTACAATGTAAGATGTAACTGTGGAATACCAATCATTCCGCCCATGCCATATCCGGAAATGTTGGGAAGTTATCAGGTATATGATTGAGCATACGTTCAATCAATTGTTCTAGTCGCTCCAATTGTTCATCGGTCATTTCATGTGCTCCATACCATCCTTTAGAAGTCTTGCAAGTACTTCTAATTCAGTCGCCCCAAGCCGTTCAATCGCGCCAATGAGTGCATTACGATACTCCATTGGCTCACAATTCCCTTGTAAGAAGTCTGTGGTGATTGACTCAATTGTTTTCATTTGTTTGTCCTTTCAAGACACTAAAGTGTAAACTAAGTGTACAGTTAGGCGCTGTCGCGCCAATGGAATGAGCGAGTTAGCGAATATGAGTGTCCTAGACTCACCTTGAGTGTAAGTGACTCACATTTCAAGGGTACTAGTACTATTGGGGTGAAACGTCACTTTTAGGGGTGTGTCCTTATATACTATATATATTATGTATATATATGAATATAAAGGGCTTAGCAAACTAGTACCCACTCTAACCTAGTACTAGTGTTAGGTAGGTGCTTTAGAGCTTTTTTGAGCTTTTCAGTTTTACTTTTTTAGTACCTAGTCTAGTACTGAAGTACTAAAAGGTACTAGTATGAGTAAGTGACTGAAAACAAAGGGAGAGTAGAGCCTAACGCTCCTGATTCAAGTCTTCCACACATCTGTCATAGATATGCAGCCATACCCTTAGCAGCATATTAAATGATGCGTCAGTGGTATCAGGAGCATCCTGTAATGACTCGATTAGGAGTAATGCTTCCCTATCAGTGTGATAGTTCATTGTCTTGTCCTTTCAATCAAATGCAATCATCCCAATGCACGCGCCCATTAGTCATTTGTCTTACAGTATGTAAGAGCATGAGTGGATCTAGTGCATTGGAGAATAGCACTTGTTTGTCCCTGTTAATTACTGGCCAGCATTCAGTTGTCAAAGATCTTGTGGAGTAAACTAGCTCCATCATCAGTATAGCACGCGTGCAAGCGAGTACAATACTATCTTTAGATAGTCATGTCTTAGTATCATAGTCCACATAACCTTATAAGTGCGCACTCACATTCAGTGCAGGGGATATGAGTGTAACGTACTCACATAAGTGTGTTGAGTAATAGACTATTAACAGATGTGAGTGTCTGACACTCAACTATACTGAGCGTAGCGAAGTCACATAACATGAGTATACATTGTATCACTCAACAGATATGAGTGCGCGTGACTCAAAGAAATGTGAGTGTATCTCACTCATAGTACTCGACCCGGACCCGTACTCCCCAAATCAGATTAGTACCTTTATATTATGGGCCCTTACCTCATTCACATAAATGTACTTTTATTCCCACTTAACTTATTCTAAGTGAAGAAAGGTGCCCTAAAATATCCCATCCCGCCCAGAATGCATCTTCACCTTTTCTTCTTTTTAATATTTATTATCCTACTAATTAAAACTAAGTAGTGTTAGGTTCTACTATTCCATTCGCGCCACCTATCCTGTTGATTCGATGGCGCGACTAGTTCTTGCATTCCATCGCGAAGTGTGTTAGACTGTCCCTTCGTGAGTCAGAGGTTTACCTAAATAAATGGAAGAAATACAAAAACTCTTGCCGTTATTTGGGTTTCTTGGTACAATCTGTTCAGCAATCATAGCGGCACTTCTTTGTAAGTCTATTACAGAAGATCTTAAATTAACTATTAGAGACCTTAGCATAGAAGTACAAGAAATAAAGATTCAAATGACTGAGATAAAAACTATTTGTAGACTGACTCACTCAAGAAGCATTTTATAAGAAGGGAAGAAAGATAATGCCTGTTATATCTGTGGTAATTACCTTAATCGTCCTGGGTGTTATACTATGGTTAGTTAACACCTACATTCCAATGGACCCTAAAATTAAAACTATTCTCAATGTTGTCATTGTTATCATCGTAATTCTGTGGCTCCTAAACATGATAGGATTCCTCGGCGGAACAATGCCGATTTACCGAGTGCGATGATCCTAACAACAGCATCTGATAATGTTCTTATTGCACTTATTACTATGATTGGAGTGGTAATTAGTGCAACAATGAGTGCTATTACAGCATACATTGGAGGTAAGAACTCCCAACGAATTGCACAGAATACTATAGTCCTTCATGGTCAGAAAGAAACCATTGCACAATTGGAAAAGAATACTAATAGTATGAAGGATGCGTTGGTTAAGGTTACTGGAGAGAGTCAGAAAGCTATAGGAAATTTAGAAGGTAGAGCGGAACTCACTGCTGAAACTAATGCTACTACTGTAAACAAGGAATCAAAATGACTAATTTAACAGAACTAATTCAAACTACCACTACTGAGTCTGAGGCGCGACTACGCACTGAGGAATCTCCGTTGGCGCGACTGAACCGTGAAACAAAAGAATTGGTTGAAGAGAGTTTAAGTAAGTGGGAACAAAAAGGAAACGGGCAAGAAACTGCAACTGAGAATTATTATAAACAGGATCATAGTATGGATACTCCTATTAGTGATGATCCAACAACTTGGACTCCTGAGTATAAAAGATTTTTTAGTTCAATGTTTCCAACTACTTATTCTATCCTTTTAGAAAAAACTAAGAGTGATTCTATTCCCAGAACTCCTTTGATGAGTATTGAAGAGTGTAGAGAAATCACTAAAGAAGACTATGACTCGATTCCCAGACCCCCTTCTGGGGGTTTCTATACAATATTGATGCAAGTAAAGGAGGACAAAGATGCCCCTCCCACTGACAATTGATTGCGCCGAAATCAGTCGCGCCGTTGAAACTGCTCTAGTTAAAGAGAAAGTAATTCCGGAGCGTCAAGAAGCAGTTCAGGGTCTGCGCGACGCTGAAATGACTCCTTATCAACTCTCAGTTTACTTAGCTAATCTGATTATGAGCGCGAAGGATTCTACTCGTTTAAATGCAATTAAGGCAGCATTTGGACTGTATGGAATAAATATCCTATCAGAATCAGTCGCGCCAATGATTCCCTCAATTACTTTTAATGTGATTGGAGAGAAAACGCAACTTAATAATTTGTTTGCTCCGGAAAGGAATCTTGATTAATGTCTACTGAAGTTACTTTTGAAACTGAACTTACTTCTCTTATTAATAAATATAGTATGGAGAATGGTTGTAATACCCCAGACTTTATACTTGCTGGTTTTTTACAGGACTGTCTAAGAAGTTTTAATATTACAGTTCAACAGAGAGAAAATTGGTATGGAAGAACTATTGCTCAATGCTCCCCGGAGATTAAATAATGCCCACTGAAACTACTATTAAACTTCCTTCAGTTCAAGTTAAAAGTGATGAACGGGAAATTGTAGCTGGACTTAGACTTTATGAACTTTCCTTTAAGAAGGGACTCATGACTCGTACTCATTTTCAGGCTGCTGATAAGCAAAGTGCCATTGAAAAGGGTAAGGCATTCTGTGAGAAATATCATGCTACTTTTTGCGGAGTAGATGATTTTCTAGTTGACTTAGATGAATTTGGTAAAAAGTTAGATGAAAGACGAGGTTTGTAATGGGTGTTCTATTGCAGATTTTGCAGTTACTTCCTTTTATTATTCAAACTGTTCAGACTGTTGAGCAGGCAATTCCAATTGCTGGTGCAGGCCAACAGAAGTTGGATCTTGTACTAAATGCTATTCTTGCGGCTGATGCTGATGCAAGTAAGTTGATTCCAATTATCACTAAGATCATTGGGAACATTGTAGCAACTCTGAATGCTGTTGGCGTTTTCAAGAAAGCTTAATATGAGTCTCTCTCCTATTCCTATTTCTTCAATATTTCTATTTCCAGTATTAGCATCTAGTTATTCCTGGAATCCAGCATTGCCTGCTAAGTTCTGGTCAATGGATCTAAGTGATCATAGTCATGATTCTGCTGAGGATCCAGACTTTGTAATCTTTGACTATGCAAATGTTGTTGCAGGTAACTTGGTTGTAGCAAAGAAAATGTTTTCTAGAGCTGATGCAGTAGCAAGTAATGTTCCAGTAGGAACTTATCCTTGGCCTCCTGGTTCTGTTACTCCACTCCCAGTTATTACTCCGCTAGATCTTACAAAGATCCCTGCTGGATATGTAATTGGGTTAAATATAATGCAACAAGTTGAGTTAATGCCTCTTGTCAGCCCAACTATTCCCTTTACTCAGGCGATAAAGGATGCAATTTTCCAGATCCTAGCTAATACACAGAAGTAACTATATGAAGTTGGCGCGAATTTTATTCATTATCTCATGTATTGGAACTTATGGATATGCCTCAAATCCAGTCCTGACTTCCTTGGATAATGCAATTGCAACCACTGATGCACTTTTAGTCTCATTATCTGCAACTTCACCCATGGATGGCGCGATTAAATCTGAGATAACCTCTGTGGTCGCGCCATTGCCTGGAATTTCATTAATGATAGTTACAGAATTGTCATTGAGTGAGACAGATGCGGCGCGAGCACAGCAAATTAATCAGTGGTTATCCCCCGTTCTTGCTCGTCTCTCTAATTTGTCTCCTACTGCTAAGTCGATTGTGGGGGCAACAGTTAGAGATTGGCAGACTTTTTTGAATTCTTATACAGTCCCATTGGCAGCAACTGCTAATTCAAGAATGGGCGCGACGAAATTTCGCGCCAAGGACTTGAATAATATTCAAAAACATACAGTAATTCTCAACACACATGCAACTAACATGGTTAGTATGCATTACCGTTAGCCTACTAGGTTATCTAAAGACTCAGCTGTGGAACTTCAATTTCAATTCTCCTCTTCAACAGCAGAGGAGTTTTTTAATTGTGGGGCGCGAAACATTGAGTGGATGTCCGGATACGGTGCAGGAAAAACATATGCCGCAATGCAAAAAGCAATTGCTCTTATGTGTAAATTTCCAGGATATCGTGTTGCAATTGGACGGTTTACCAATAAGGCACTACAACAGACTACTAAGAAAACTTTCTTCAAAGTGTGTCCTCCCGAATTGTATGCAGACGCAAATGGAGGAAGAAATGTACAGGAATCTTGTACATTATTTAATAAATCTGAAGCAGTTTGGATGCACTTTGATGACATGAGTGAGGGGGATTTAAAATCCCTAGAAGTTAATATGGCTATCGTAGATCAAGCTGAGGAAATCTCAGAAAGTGTCTACTTAACCTTGGATAGCCGTGTAGGAAGGTGGGATAAGGTTACAGTTCCTGGAGATATTCCCAATCCACCCATTAATGCATTCACTGGTGCTCCAATGGCGCCTTCCTACATGATTCTTTTAGCAAATCCCCCAGATGAGGGAGAGTATTCATACTTATGGCAAAGATTTCATCCTGAATCTCAAATTTGGCAAGAACAATACTCGACTACCCATAAGTATTTCGAGAGTGCATCATTTGAGAATAAAGCACTACCTCCTGAGAACTTAAAAGTAATGTTAAGTCGTGATCCTGAATGGGTCCGACGATACGTTTATGGTAAGTTTAGTAAGGGTGAGGGAGCAATTCATGAGATTTCTCCACTTTCAATTCTGGAAGTTGATGAGGATTGGGTTAGGAATAACATACTTAAGAAAGGATCATTGGCGCGAGTCTTGGATCATGGCGCTAGTAGTCCTACAGCTTGTACTTGGTGGGCTGCTCTTAATGGGATCTATTTCTGTTATCGTGAATACTATCAACCTGATAAGGTTATATCAGAGCATCGTCGCAACATTACTGATCTAAGTAGGGGTGAGACTTATAGCGTGAATCTGGCTGATCCGAGCATTTTTAGAAAAAGTAATGAAAAGTATGGCGGATTCTGGTCTGTTGCAGATGAATACTTAGATCCTACTCTTGATTCTCCTCCAATTGGTTGGAGTCCTGCTGATAACAATGAATTTGCGACTAGGAATAGAATTAATGAACTTTTGCGTATTTCTGGTTCTATTACTCATCCTAATTTACTGGATCTCAATCAAGAACCAATGAAGGGCGCGCCAAGAGTTTACTTCATTAAGAAGACTAAGGATTATGCATTTGGATGCGATCATATCCTTCGCGAAACAGCAAGTCAGCGTAAGAAACTCCTGGATGAAGTGAATGGAAAGAAGATCTACAGTGACGAACGTGAAGCAAGTGTTTCAGATCATTCCTATGACACATTTAGATACTATTGTGCAAGTCACCTTGCAAGTAAGTCTGAGGGAAGACCAAAACCCAAACCGGGTAGTTTCTTTGCTGCAAGAGATAGAATTAAAGCTGTCAAAATTGCTAGAGATATGTATGGAATGAGTTTTAATAACTGAGATGATTACTAATTTACAAGAGTGGATACTTAAACTTATTGTTAAGAAACTTGTCAGACAAGGCGAGTGGCATGAATATAATATAATAACTTATTATTCTATTATGAGTAATGCCTTATACAATGAGTTTACTGAAGATAACCTAGTTACTCTGAAGAATTTTTCAGAGAATTGTTTTGATCTTGCTTGGAAATTATAACTAGATGATCAAAAAGTACAGGGCCAAAAAGCAGTCGCGCCCAGTGGTTTCTTCACCCAGAAGTAATCAGAAGTCAGAAATGTATGACTCTGACTTACATACTGGTAAGATGTTTATGGCGCGAATTCGTCAGGCGCAGAAAACTAAAGAAAAGTGGGAAGACAAATTCAAATGTGCTAAGTTGGAAGAGTATTATGAGGGTAAACAGTGGAAGGATATGGACAACTATACTCCATATGTTCTCAATCTGTTTTATAGTACCATCGAGATTAAGAATCCAGCTTTACTCTTTCGTAATCCTACTTTTTACTGCGCTCCTACTCCTGGTGGATATGATTTTGATCCTGAGACTGCATTCCATAAGGCAACTTTAGCCACAGATACAGTAAATACTCTCATTAGTAATCCAAACACTGATCCTGGAATGGAGATTCAGCATTCTCTTCTAGAATCAATGTTTCGTTTTGGTATGATTGAAGTGGGGTATGGTGCGACTTGGATTGATAATCCTAATGCGAACAAACCAGTTCATGAAGACCAATATGAGCCTGAACTGAAGAACAAAGATGATACCACAACTGAACCAGATAAAATTCCGGAAGAAGAACATATCTATCTCAAATCTATTCAGGCTCATCGAATTTTATTGGGAGGTTGGGCAGCAAAGACATTAGATAAGACCAATTGGGTGGCTTATTATGAGTATATTCCTATGAAGGATATTCTAGATAAGTCCCTTGGTTTGCGCCATATTGAGGAGATGAGTATAAATGCTGCAAAGTCTCAAGACTATGTTCTTGATGAAGATGAGGATCTGGATCTTGGAACTGGTAAGATCAATGATAACTCTCAGAAAGGTGATCTGGCGAAATATTGGCACATCTTTGATAATCGTGCCAAGAAACGTTACTTACTTCATGAGGGGACTGAATTAATTTGTAAAGAAGTTCCTTATCCTGGTCCTACTGGCAAGCAGCGTTTGCAACTCAAGGATCTTAGATTCTCACTGAGAACAAAGGGATGGCTTCCAATTCCTTATACTTACAACTGGATGTCCTGCCAGGATGAACAGAATGAAGGATTGGAGCAAATTCGGGCGGCGCGACGACGTACTAAGCGAGTTTTTACTCAAGTTGGAGAATCTGTAGAAGAAGAAGAACAACAGAAATTACTTTCTGGTCCTGATGGAGTTGTAGTTAAAACTTCTCAACAGAATGCACTTCAACCTCTGGAATTTGGTAGACTTGATCCTGTAATTGGTCAAGCACTCCAACTTTCAATGAACAACTTCCGCTTAGTAAGTGGCGCGACAACACAAGATCAGGGACTTGGGGATAGAACTACTGCAACTGAAGCGAATATTACTAATACAAGAGCAGGAATTCGTGAGAATAAAGATCGGGAAATTGTAGCTCAGTGGCTTTGTGATATTGCACGAGAGGTTCTTCTAACTGCAATTGATAATTTTACACTTCCTACTTGGGTTATGATTAACTCTGACTCTAAGGATAGTTGGGGGCAGGAGTACGGAGACATTCAGCAAGAATGGAAGCAGATTAAGACTGATGAACTTGCTGGAATTGACTTCAAAGTATCTATTGAAGTAGATACTATGTCTCCAGTTGCTAATGACATTGAGAAGAATAAGTTTCTCAATTTCATGGCAGTAATGAATCAATTTCCCCAACTTTCACTCAATCCAGTCCTAATCAGGGAAGCAGCCTTCAGACTTGATTACCGGAATGAGAAAGTGATTAAAGCATTCCAACAGGCTGCAATGTTACAAATGATGGGACAAGCGGCAGCGCAAGGTGGACAAAGTGTTCCTCCTGGTGGAGTTCCACCACAACAAGCACCAAATACTCCGATGGCGCAAAGAACTGCAGAACAAATGATGCCTCCAGCACAAGGGCAGATTGAAAATCAAATGGCCTCACAAGGAGTACCACAGTAATGTTTAATCCAGCACATCTCCTAAATGGAATTGCATTCGCTCATGCATTGAATGGCGGATCTCCCCAAAATGTAAATCTTGGCGCGAATCCTCAGCAAGGAATGAGTAATACTCCCAGTGGTGGACAACAACCAAGTGGGAATCAACCTCTTAATATGAGCGCGAAAACAAGTCAACCTCAATTTCCTCCAGAAGCTCATGCTGCTATGCAGAAACTTCATCAGACCTTACTTGCTCATCATTTGAATGAAATGACTAAGCACGCAAAGGCTGTACATATTCTGACAGGTGGAAAAGCATGAGTCCCAATCAACATTTAACTGATAAACAAGTAAAACTCGCTAATGAAAAAGGAGAGTGTCCAGTTTGTAATAAATTGGATGCTTTAGAAGAAGGACCCTACACAAATATAATATGTATAAAATGTGGGGCAGTATTTGTTAATAATCCCCAACTTGGTCATTATTATGTGGGTAATAAACTACTATTGAGGATAAAATAGCGTGAGTCAACAATTTCATGGTACAATTTTCTCATTCCCACAAGTCCTAAAGTTCGACCTAGAAGTGGAAGAACGTAAGGCGCGAGTCAGACTGGAGCGAGATAAACTGTCAGATCAATTAACTAAAGAGGGATTTCATTTTCAAGGGAATGATTGTATTCCTTATGTAAGTCCTAATGATCCCATTTATCGCGCCATCGAGAAAGCAATGGAGAGATTTGAATGACTTTTTACTACTCAGTTAGAGATTCTACATACACTGTATGGATTGAATACCAGGGTACTAAGACTTATGAGGCTAGTGGAAACTCACTTGAAATGGCCTTAGGAAATTTAGTTTATGCACTCTCCCAAGGGGATGATCCCAATAGAAAACCATTGATTAAAGTAATTAAAAAGCAATCTTACTATCATGAGGGAGATAAAGTGTGAACATTCACGTATATTTGCATGTGGTCGAGTCGGAAGATT